ATGATTACGGATAACTGGAACCTGGGGATTAACCAACGGTTCTTTTACGATGTACAGGTAGATATCGACCATGACCAGTTGGACATGGGGAATGTTCCGGGCGGTAAAGTAGGAGTAGTAGGTGATCCTAATAAGGCGATTATGCCTGTCAAGGGTTTCACTCCTAACCAGTCGGACTACATGATCCTTGATATCTATGAGAAGTTTGCGCAGACTGGCTCAGGGATTGATGATTTTTACAGTAAGGGTGTAGGCGGACCTGGGAATAATACTACTGCTTCTGGCATAGATGCTGGAATGCAGCAACAGGGCTACCTCTTTAAGCTATTCCTTCGTAGGTTTGAACTAGAAATTCTCCAACCTATCTGTGAAATGACCGCTAGTATGATTCAGCAGTTCGGTACAGATGAACTAGAATGGTCCATCACTAACGCACCCCCAGGAATTCCTAAGTGGGGTCACGTAAGGTTGACTGACTTATTTGGTGACTATGCCTTTGATTTCGTCGGGGCTAACTATGCCACAGGTAAGGTTGTAAAGCAGCGTAACCTGATGGCCTTCTATAACCTAGCTTCGCAGTCTCCTTATGCTAATCAAGGGGAATTCCTCCGAGAGATCGCGCGTAGCATGGAGATTCCGTTCGCGTCTCGTTTGCTCAAGACCGATCAACAAGTTATGCAAGAACAGCAATCAGCTACTCAGTCTCGTCAGCAAGAAGAGTTGATCCGTGAGTTGCTCAAGATTGAAGGTAAGGTTCTTAACACTCAGGCTGGAAAGCCAGAGTTCAGACCAGAGAACTCTACTATGATATCTGATGCAGGTCAGCCTCACGCAGAAGCTGTTCAACAACAAATGGAATACTACCTTGGGAGTGCGGTAGAGAACCTAATGGGTTCAGCTCCTCCTCCCACAGTAGCACCTATTCATCCCGTAGGGCACCCTAAGACTAAGCAGTTTGAAGGACCCATACCAGGTGGGCAGGCACGAGATAGCCAGCGTTCACTGGGGCAAGACATGGGAATGAACTCTCTTGGTTTGGCAGGGTAACTAATGGACTCCGTAAACATCAAGGCTTTGACAGGCGAAAATGGCACGGGTTTTGAAAAACGTGGAAACAAGGGTCCGTTCCAGTGCTCTAATTGTGAGTATTTCGTGGGTGGAAATGCTTGCAATCAAGAAGATATGAAAAGAGTTTCTAAGCAACCTAAGTGGCCGGATGGGACTGTAAAAGTAGAAGGTCCTGACTGTTGCTCCTTTATTCAAAGAACAGGAAATTTTTGGAGATAAATTATGGCAGATAGCATTTTTGCAGCAGCTTCAACTACAGGAGTGGGAAGCAGTGAACGGATTGCCTCTGAGTTTATGTCTCAGGGAGCCCCCTCTAACCCTTCCAATGTTACGGAAGGTTCTTGTCTTGGGGGATATGACATTATGACCCCTCGCGTAGGTACTGGGTTTATTCAGTGGGCTATTGAAGGGCATGACCTAACGGGTACTGCTCCTGCTGCTGTCACTGATCCAAACTACGACAAGCATGGGGATTGGATGTTCGACAAAAAGATTCTACCTGTTACAGGCCCTCGCCATGATGATGAGGATAACTACCGCGATGGTGGTTCCACACAGCAAGGTTCAGCTCAGGGTACACATAGTAGAAAGAAAGGAAAATAATATGGAACTCGGAAAAACTCTTAATCTGGACGGCCACGCGGCCTATCAGCCAGAGCATACTTACGCTCATCCGGTTGCTCAGTCTTTTGCCTCAGCGATTGGTTTTGATGGCGAAGGTAAAGTTGTGTCGCCTGATTCACCGAACTCTGGACCGCATTCGCCAGCCGCTGCTTCAGATTTTCGCTCCGGCGCTCGATAGTTAAACTTGGAGGGGTTATGTTTGATTGGTTTAAAAGGAAAGTCGAAGTACGTTATAAAGTAATAGAAGTGAAGGCTCCGCGTAGTCCTCAGGCGTGGACCAAGGAAACCAAGGAATCCGTGGGCACTTTAGCTCATCACCCTGGTTTCATCGCACTGGTTGATCGTCTTAGCCTTCAGAAACAAATGCTTGAGAACAAGTGCTCACATGAGTATCACAAAGACTTGCGTGAAGCAGACTATCTACAAGCAGGAGTTTTCTGGCTAGGATATGTGCAGGAATTAGTGAACAAAGCTACAAAGCTTTTGCCACAGGCTCCTGCCGATGCTTACGACGAAGAGTTGGCAGCATTCAGAGAAATAGATTCACAGATTGAACGAATTGGAATGGAATAAAGTAACCACAAGTTACTTGGAATTAAATTTGACGGGATTCCCACAAGGATACCAGTATGCCAGAACCCACGCTAGACAGTATTGCCCCCGGTGGAGTTGTTCAACTTGGACAAGCCCCAGCGGGACTCGACGATGTGACGTTTGATTCTCTTTTCCCGGCAGAACCGTCACAGGTAACACAGGCTGTACAACAGCCTCCAGCGACGCCGGTCACGCAAACTCAGCAGCCTGTGGCGACACAGGTTCAGCCTAGTTTCTTCCTACAAGGGGAGAAATCAGTCTATAAGACTGCCGAGGATGCAACTCGCGGTATCAATGAAAAAGATGCCGTGATCGAGCAATTGCGACAGAGATATGCCCTTACAACTGGGATTGATCCGATTACAGGCAAGCCAGTAGCCTCTCAAGGTCAAACACAAGAGACCGTTGACTACTACCAGCAACCTGAACAATATCTGGACGCTCTGTATAACGCAGCCAAGAAAGGTGGTCCTGAAGCTTATCGAGACGTGCAAGCGAAGTTCATCTTCGATGCCGTCAAGCCGCTTCAGCCCATTCTTCAGAAAGCTGCCAGGGACCAAGCTTTAGAAACTCTAGCACTGGACCTTCCATCTGCTAAGAGTTTTGTAGGCACTCCTAACTATACAAAAGCTCTTGATGTCAACCCTGAACTTAAGCAGGCTATCTCCATAAGTGAACAGGACCATAGGTTCCACTCTCGGCTGCCAGGGCTCTACAAGCTGGCCTATTTGACAGCCCAAGGTATGCAACTGCCCGAGCTACTGAGAGCGCAAGCTACTCAGACTCATACCCCTACACAGACGCAGGCTCAACCTGTACGTACCACTGTTCAAACAACCACTACCTCACCCTCTACTACGCAAGCTGCCCGTCCATCCTTTAAGAATATTGAAGGTATTCGAGCAGTTATTGCTGACATGGAAGGTCGAGGGGTTAAACTTGACATCTAAAGTTCTGTGAGGGAACAAAGGAAAATTTAATGTTCGTATCTAAACTTCGCTCCCTCGTCGGGATTCTGTTTGGCTTCGGTGATGATGTTGTTACAGTTATCACTGGGTCGGCTGGAACTCCCGGTCCTGCTGGTTCACTCGCGAGTGACCAACAGACGTATTTCTCCGCTAAGCTGCTCGAAGTGGCCGTTCTAATGACGGTCCTTGATCAGTTCGGCGACAAAGACCCTATTCCCTCGAACTCGTCTAAGACGATTCAGTTCAACCGCTTGGAGAAGCTCACTACCTCGCTGACTCCAACTCAGTTGGTTGAAGGGATTATGCCGGATGCGGTTGGGCTCTCTATGAGCCAGTTTACCGCTGTGGCAGAACAGTATGGTCTAGTGCTCCGGTTGTCTGATCTTGCTGAGCTGACTTCCAAGCATGACGTGGTTGGCCGTGCGCTGTATATCCTCGGATTGCACGCTGCCGAAACGTATGATATTCTTATTTACAACGTCCTGGCCAATGCGTCTAACGTGTATCGCCCGAACGGTAAAGTGTCTAACGCCACTACGACCGCTTCAGACAAGATTGGGTACGTCGATCTGACTGCCCTCCACGCTAACCTTATGGATCAGGGCGGACGGCCTTTTGATGACGGGGATTATGTCCTTGTGATCGCTCCTCAGGTTCATGCTTCGATGTTGCAGGACCCTGACTTCAAGGCGTCTAACCAGTTCGGCAAACCAGAGCGCATTTGGCGCGGTGAAGTCCAAGAGTTGTCGGGCTTCCGCATCGTCAAGACTAACGCTCCTGGTTTCGCGTTCACTTCCCAGGCTACCTCTGGCGCAGCTAACAAGCTGTTCACCAGCTATGCCGTGGCTCGCAATGCGTATCAGATTTCTGACCTTCAGAACCTTCGCGTGTATGCGGCGGCTCCTGGTGGACAGAC